TGTGCCCGGTACTGCAGGTGCAGATCTGCGTCATGTGCCAAGACCAGAAAGACTCAACGGCACGCCATTGAACGATGCTATTTTATTGTTGCCAGCTATTCACGATAATTTCAAGGTTCGTACCAAGTCCGAAATTATCAGCCTGGTGGTTTTGACTGACGGTCAAAGTGATGACACGCTGAAATTTTCCCAGTCCAGCACATATTATTCAAATGGTTGGGGACCGCGCAGCATAAGTGAGCCCAGTCAGGTAAATGTAGTAATCACGGATTTGGCTACTAAGAAATCTGTGCAGCTTGCGGAACACGATCGTCGTGGCACCAAAGGTTTGTTGACTCTAGTGCAGGAGATTACCGGTGCCAAGGCTGTAGGATTTCATATCATACCTAGTCCCGGCAAAGGCGACATTCGCAATGCGTTGTTTAGCTATCGTCCCTACGGTAGCTATGATGCCGATCTCGATCGTCGTCGTCAAGAAATGCGCCGCACCGGAGTTATCGCCAGCCAGGATCAGGGCTACGCCGAACATTATCTAATCAAAGGAGGCAGAGACCTCGCAGTCACAGATAATGAATTAGAAGTCGAAGACAATGCCACCACCAAGAATATCGAGAAAGCATTCCTGAAACTTCAGAGCAACAAGCTGAATTCGCGAGTGCTGCTCAGCAAATTCGTGACGATGATTGCATGAAAAAGTGCTTGACATCTAGCATCGTTTCTATAGAATAATGTATGTAAGTTAAAAACCTGAGGAGGATTTTATTATGAGTAAATGGTCAGAAGCCGACAAAGAACAGTTTGTCAATCACCTAGTCCGAGGCTACGGTACTGCTGTTAGCCGCGGTGAAATTCTAGAAGAAGCACGTCAAAAAAATCTGCCTTATCCCCGATTTATTTTGGATAATTCCGAAGCGAAATCCGGTCGCGGCATGTACGATTTGTCGCCTTTCAATGTAACCGCAGAAAAACCAGTAGCCGAGGTTGCCTTGTCGGCGCAGGTACTGCCCATGGTTAGACAGAAAAAATTAGAATCAACTCTGGACAATACTGTGCCTACCAAAGACAGCAATTATGTTGCCTTTGGCTTCCACAAGGATTTGAAAAAGATTTTAGAAAGCCGAATCTTCTATCCGGTGTTTATTACCGGCCTGAGCGGCAATGGTAAGACTACCATGGTTGAACAGGTATGTGCTGAACTGAAACGCGAAGTGCTGCGAGTCAACATCAGCATTGAAACCGACGAAGACGATCTCATCGGCGGCAATACTTTGATTGACGGCAATGTCGTATATCGCGAAGGTCCGGTGTTAATGGCCATGAAACGCGGTGCCATTCTGCTGATCGACGAATGTGATCGCGGCAGCAATAAACTAATGTGCTTGCAGGCCATCATGGAAGGCAAGCCATATATGAACAAAAAGACCGGCGAAGTAGTGCATCCGGCCGAAGGTTTTAATATTGTGGCAACCGCCAATACCAAAGGCAAGGGTACCGAAGACGGTCGCTTTATTGCTGCTCAGATGATTGACGAAGCATTCCTCGAACGTTTCGCCATTACTGTGGAACAGGAATATCCGGATGTCAAGATTGAGAAAAAGATCCTGACTCTGAAGATGAAGGAACTGAATTGTCTGGACGAAGATTTTGTAGTCAAGCTCACCAGCTGGGCAGAAATTATTCGCAAGACTTTTGAAGAAGGCGGCGTAGATGAATTGATTAGTACCCGTCGTTTGCTGCACATCATCAAGGCATTTGCAATGTTCAATGATCGTGTCAAGGCTATCCAGCTTTGCACCAATCGCTTCGATGCCGAAACAAAATCTGCTTTCCTGGATCTGTATACAAAGGTTGATGCTCCGGTGGTAGCGGAAGCAGCAGCACCAGTAAACGTCCCAGGCGAAGAGATACCATTTTAATATCCCTCCTCAGGGGTTTTGGAGAGTGTGCTAAATGCCGCTCTCCTTTTTTATTCAGGAGCTACTATGAAAGAAAATAGTTGGAAGGTCAGTGATACAGAAATATCAGATTATGCGCGTGAACGATGCATAGAAGATGTGTATAAAGAACCAATTCTCCAGGTAAAGCTAGGTCATCCGGGCAGCGGTAGTTCGTTGCTGAACGAACCGTATATTCGAGAAGAATATCTTAAAAAAGAATTGGCTAAAGAAGACATTTTCATGCCTAACTACAAGTTCAACGAAGACAAGCTGCTGGCTCAGCTTAGAATGTATATCGATAAAACCTATACACAGCACTACTCACAGAACAAAATCCAGGCCACGGAATTTATTATTGATGCTGGTCATGGCGTGGGATTCACTCTCGGCAATGTCATCAAGTATGCGCAACGCTACGGAAAAAAAGAAGGTTTTAATCGACAGGATCTGTTAAAGGTGCTACACTATGCAATTATAGCACTGCATGTACATGACACCACGAACCCCAATAAGGAGCAGAAATGAAATTAAGTACCGATACAATTAATATCCTAAAGAATTTTGCTACAATCAACAGCAATCTTCGCATCCATGCTGGCTCAGAGCTTAGCACAATTGGTCCGGGCAAAGACGTATTTGCCAAGGCCACTATCACAGAAACATTTCCTCGAGAGTTCAATATCTATGACTTGAACAGCTTCCTGGCTCTGATTACCTTGATGGAAGATCAGGATGTGGACTTTGGTGATCAGAGTTTAAGTGTTAGCAAAGATGGCGGCAAGTTTGAATACTTCTATGCTCAACCTGATGTTATTATTGCTCCGGAAGCCGGCAAGAATATTCCAGTAGATCCGCACTTTGCATTTGATATGTCCAAGGCAGATATTGAAATGTTGAACAAGGCAGCGGGCATTGCCAGCGCCAAGCACATCGTTCTTAAGAGTGTGGGCGGCAAGGTAACCATCAGTGTAGGCGATCCCAAGACTGCGAATAGCAATAACTATACTCGCACAGTCGGCGAATCCGAGCATGCCTTTAATTGCCTGATGCCCGTAGAACGCTTGAAGGTTGTAGCCGATGGTTATCGTGTAACTCTCAGCAAATTGAAGTTCCTGCATTTTAAGCACGCCACAAAACCGCTGGCATATTAGCTGGCACTAGATCCAGAAAGTCAGGTATAATATGAAAGAAAGATTTCGTCTCCAGTATGCACAGGACAATGACAATGGCGATACCGAACTAGATGTTGATGTTACCTTTGAGACAAGCAGCACCTACAAATTAATGATGAACATCAATACTTGGTTGGCAGCCACAGGTTATCCTTTGGAAGTTCAGCTCAAATCTGAAATAGATTTAACCGGCGAGGAAGATTAAATGCAGCATAATGATGAATTTCTATGGGTAGAAAAATATCGCCCTAGAACTATTGACGACTGTATTTTGCCTGACGATCAGAAAGCAACCTTCAAACAATTTCTAGACAAGGGTGAAATATCTAATATGCTGCTCTGCGGTGGAGCCGGCATGGGCAAGACTACTGTGGCTCGCGCCTTGTGCGAAGAACTGGGTACTGATTACATTGTCATCAATGGATCAGAAGAGAGTGGCATTGATACTCTGAGAACCAAGATTCGTAATTTTGCCAGCTCGGTGAGTTTTACTGGTAAGACTAAGGTAGTGATTTTGGATGAGGCCGACTATCTTAATCCCAACAGTACTCAACCAGCCTTGCGTGGCTTTATCGAAGAGTTCAGCAAGTCGTGTCGTTTTATCTTTACCTGTAATTTTAAAAATCGCATCATCCAACCCTTGCACAGCAGAACCACTGTCATAGAGTTCAAGCTGGCAAAAAGCGACAAGCCCAAGACGGCAGCTGCCTTCCATAAACGAGTCATGGATATTCTCCGTACAGAGAACATCGAGGCAGATCCTAAGAGTGTGGCCAAACTCATTGAACGCTTCTTTCCGGACTATCGTCGCATCCTAAATGAACTGCAAAGATATAGCAGCACTGGCATCATTGACGAAGGTGTGTTGGTCAATCTATCAGAAGTAAATTTAAAAGAGTTGATTGACGGTTTAAAAGACAAGGACTTTAAGAAGGTTCGTACCTGGGTGGTTAATCATCAGGACAGCGATCCACAGACCATATTCCGACGTCTTTATGAGCAATTGACCGACCATGTCAAGCAGGTACCTCAGCTTGTTCTGCTGTTGGCTGACTATCAGTATAAGTCAGCATTTGTTGCCGACCAGGAGATCAACCTGGTGGCGTGTTTAACTGAAATTATGGCTGCCGTGGAGTTTAAATAATGTTACT